CCGCCACCCCCACCCGGTAGATACCACGTGGGGAAACCGGGCAGGCCTGGCGCGGGGTGCGTGGCCCCGGGGAGCTTCTTTGTTGCAGGCCTGCCCACTTATTTCAGGAGATGGAAAGCCAATGGAAGAAGAATTTACGATGCGTCTGCTAGCTCTATCGTATGCGGCGACGCGCCTTGCCGATGATCTTGCCAATCTTGACGAGGACCAGCTTTACAAGCGCTTGTGGAAGGTAGGCGAATTAGCCAACGGCATCACCCACTCAGGCCTTGAATGCGTCAAAGCACGGAGGCCACACCGTGAAAGCGCCTGACCTTGACCCGCGGGAAGTACAGCCGGCGGTTGAAGCGCTGGCAGAACAGGAAGCCAAGGCCAAGGCGGAAGCCGAGGCAGCCAAACCCGTGGTATACCGTCCATGGGTGCCGAAGGGGCGCCCACCCATTCGGTGGGGCTTGGCGCTCCTGGCGCTTGTTGCCGGGTGCAGGCACGCGGAAACGGTTACGGTAACGATTAACCAAGGGCCGGTAGCGGCGCATATAACCATGGAGGTTTCAAGATGACATACGGGCCAAGTTTCGGGGGGCTCTACTTAAACCGTAAAGTCGGCGAAGAGCTCGTGATCGGCGAAGGGGAGAACGAATGTGTGATATGTGTGGAGGCGGCGGCGGGTGGGCGTGTGAGCCTGCGCATTACCGCCGGGCCCAACGTAAGGATTGATCGTTCAGAAATTAGAAGGGAGAGGAACAATGACAACAGCAAGTGAATTGGTACCGATGGAAAGCACCGCGGAGAGGTGGGAAACCGCGGTGGTTGATGGCAACCTCGAGCGCCTGCAACCCGGCGAGCGTCTCGAGCTGGTGCGCAGAATCTGCGAGGCCACCGGGCTTACGCTGGAAAGCCAACCCTTCCAATACCTCCGGCTTTCCGGCAAGCTGGTTCTATACGCGCGCCGAGACGCAACCGACCAGTTGCGCCGGGTGCACCGCGTGTCGGTGGCAATCGTCAACCGAGAGACCACCGACGGCGTGCACGTAGTGACAGCACGGGCCACCATGCCCGATGGGCGTACAGACGAAAGCACCGGCGCGGTACCGGTGAAAGGCCTTCAGGGGGACGCGCTAGCGAATGCCCTGATGAAAGCCGAGACCAAGTCTAAGCGCCGCGTGACCTTGTCGATCTGCGGCCTTGGGATGCTAGACGAGTCAGAAGTCGAAAGCATTCCCGGGGCAGCGCCGGAACCCTTGGCGCTACCTGCGCCAGTTCAGGCAGCACCGACAGCGCCGGCGGAACGGAAAGCCGGGGTAAAGGCACTGGCAGAAATGGCGCGCCTTGGAAGGGAAGCCGGGGTCGATGCGGCCTTCTGGTTGGGGATCAAGAGCCATTACAACGTGAAGCAATCCGCGGATCTCACCGCGGTGCAGGCGGCAAACGTTATTGCTGACCTGCAAATGATGATCGAGGAACGAACCGCTATTCAAGGAGAAGGAAAATGAGTCTTGATCAGTTCGACCATGCGTTCAACCCGTCGAATAACAGCAGGCCCGCGGGCCTGGAGGCGCTGGAAGATGGCCCCTATCAGCTCGAAATAGTTCACGCGGAGCTTGTCACCCTTGACAAGTCAGGAGAGACAATCTTGAGATGGCGGTATCGGGTAACAGCCGGGCCATTTACCGGCACGGTATGCGAAGCGGCGACCTTCTTTAGAACGCCACTAAGCGCGAACCTTTTGGGCGCCGACCTTGCAATTCTTGGCTACCCAGTCCATGAATGGACGGTGGCGGCAGGCAAGCCATTCAGCCGGATGCTTCGGGAGACAGTGCCAAACCTGGCAGGCAAGGCCTTCCGGTGCAACAAGACCTCGGGACTTAGCCAAGCCGGCAAGCCTTGGCACAATATCCGCATCACGTCGGTGGCGCCTTCCATGCCCCAACCGGTAGAACCAAGTTTCGATAAGGACGATATGCCCTTTTGAACCTAGATTGACCAGCAACGCGCCGGCGCCTTCGGGTGCCGGCGCCTCTTACGGAGAGGATGATATGACAGAACAGGAACGAGTATTGGAATGCCTTGAGTATTTCACCGAGCCCGGCGACATAATCGAAATCAGGGCATTCTTGCCAGCCGGCGCGGTATGCGGTTGGTATCGGCACGAAGACCTTGACGCAGCAGCCCGGGCCGTGGCAGACCTTGAGCGAAGTCAAGCAACCGGCATTTACTTTACACCCAACCCCGTGGCGCCCAGATTGGCGGCGCGGCGCCTCGGGCAGATTGGCCCGGCGACAGTCTGCACGCGAGACGCCGACATCCTGCGCCGGCGGTGGTTGTTGATCGACATCGACCCGACAAGGCCCACCGGCAGCAACGCAAGCGAGGCAGAGCGCGCCGCGGCGTGGCAGGTGGCAAGCCATGTACAGGCAATCATGGGCGCCGCCGGGCTAGTGGCGCCGGTTATTGGCAGCTCCGGCAACGGGTGGCACCTTTGCTACCCGATAGACTGGCCAAACGATGACGAAAGCCGGACCCGGCACAAGATAATCTTGGCGGAATTGGCGAAGCGGTGCGACACAGCCGAGGCGGCGGTGGATACCGTCACCTACAACGCGGCGCGGATCTGGAAGCTATACGGCACCAAGGCACGCAAGGGACCCAACACCGACGACAGGCCCCAACGAATCGCATTTGTGGCAAGCGCACCCGCGGCGGTATTGGACGAAGCCACCCGCGAGACCAACAACCGAGCCATCGAGGTGGGGCTCGTCGGCGCTTGGGCCCGGCAAACCGCGGCGCTGCAAAGCCTGGAGCGCCAACGCACCGAGCCGGACACTGTGGCGCGGGCCCGGGCATACCTGGCGAAGATACCCGGCGCGGTAAGCGGAAGCGGCGGCCATGGGCAGACCTATCATGCGGCCATGGAGCTGGTGGAGGGCTTCGGGCTTGATCAGGAGACAGCGCTAGCCTTGCTTCGGGAGTGGAACGCAACATGCCAGCCACCGTGGACAGAGCCGGAGCTGGTTCACAAGATCAACAGCGCGGCGAAGAACGCCAGAGACACAGGGCGTCTACTTGGCGCCGGCAGGCAGGCCCAGCCCGCGGGAAGGCCTGCACCAAGGCCCGCGGCACCGTACCTCGGGCCGGAGTCAGTGCCGGAGGACATACCGCCTGAAGGCGACCCAGACGCAACCGCGGCGGACCTGATAGCGTTGCAGGCAACCATCACTTGGACTTGGCCCGGGTGGATTCAACGCGGAACCCTCACCTGTTTAGCTTCTGATCCGGGCATAGGCAAAACGCGCCTATGTGCCGACATTGCGCGGCGCCTATGGTTAGGTTTACCTTGGCCCGACGGCACGCCGGCAACGCACCCGGTGGGCTCTCGCGTCATGTGGATTGCAGCCGATAGTCAATGGGCTGAACTGGGGACCATACCGGGGGAATTCGGATTCGCACCCGAGGCCATTGTGCTTAACGGCAACCGAAGCAACCCATATGCCGGCACCAATCTAGACAGCATTGAGGACCTTGCAGCATTGGAGCGCCGAATCCGGCGAGTGCAGCCGGTGGTGGTGTTTGTGGACACCTGCGGCAACGCAACTGATAGGAATCAGGGCAGGCCCGAAGAAGCCAAGGCGTTTTTCAAACCCTTGGCGGAGATCGCCACCCGATGCAACGTTTCAATCGTGCTGGTCACTCATTTAAACCGTGGCGGGCAGGTACTGGGCAACCGGATTGTTGGCGCGGTGCGGCAGGTAATCAACCTTGACGCACCCGATGCAACAGCCGAGAATCGGCGCCGGTTGCAAGTCTCGAAAACCAACAGCAAGAAACCGCCGGCGCTTGGGGTAACGATGGACAGCGGCGGCAATGAATACGATTTGGACCCGCCCCGAGGCGCCGACGATACCGGCGGCGAGCCGGGCAGGCCCGCGGCAAACCTGGGAAGCGACATGGATTGGCTACGGGAAACATTGGCCATGGGCCCGAAGAGAGTTTCCCTAATCCGGAATGATGCTCAGGCTTCTGGCATCGGTTCAAGTCGGCTATATAAAGCCAAGGAAGGCGCCCGGGTGGAGCAAGAGGAGCGCGACGGCAAGCAGTGGTGGAGGCTACCGGATGAAATATCTTAGCGTCTGCTCCGGCATTGAAGCCGCTACCGTAGCGTGGCATCCACTAGGCTGGCAGGCGGTGGCGTATTCTGAAATCGAACCGTTTCCGTCGGCAGTCTTGGCGCACCATTACCCGGATACGCCAAACCTCGGCGATATGACGAAATATAAGGAGTGGGATAGTGGAAGAATTGGTGCAATTGACGTTCTGGCCGGAGGAACCCCCTGCCAATCGTTCTCCATTGCTGGACTGCGAAAAGGACTTGAAGATCCCCGCGGGAACCTCATGCTCACTTATTTGGCAATTGCTGAGAGATTTAAACCTCGATGGATCGTTTGGGAAAACGTCCCCGGTGTCTTGTCCAGCAACGGAGGACGGGATTTTGGTGCCTTCCTCGGGGCGTTGGGGCAACTGGGGTATGAGTGGTCCTACAGAGTCTTGGACGCTCAATGGTTCGGAGTGGCCCAAAGACGCAAGCGTGTGTTTGTTGTCGCGCATATTGGAAATGAAGGACGTTCCAAGCAGGTTCTTTTTAAACGAGAGAGCGTGTGCAGGAATACTCCGCCGAGCCGAAAAGCGGAAAAAGAAACTGCCGGGACAATTACAGTCGGCACTGAAATTCGTTATGATGGAGAATCGCAAACATTTGTCTCAAGAATAAATTATTGCGCCGAGGTCACTGGCACTCTTGCTGCTGCTGACGGTCCAAAGGGAGTAAGTGACCAGTATTCCCATGAGGGTAAATTGATTGCCATCTCCTGCATGAGTTCAGGCCAAGCAAATGCGGAGATCACGGAAAACATTTGCCCAACCCTAAGCTGTTTGCATGAGGCACCAATTGTTGTTGATCCATGCAAGTCCTTTTATGTTAGTGATGCTCGCAAGAAGGGCACAGTTGAACTGCGTGATCAATTTAAAGCCCTGACAAGCCAAGCAAACGGTGGTGACACTGAACCATGTGTGGTGTGTGAACCATCAATGGGTGTTCGCCGATTAACACCGCGTGAATGCGAGCGTTTGCAGGGCTTTCCTGACGACTACACCGCAATACCTTGGCGCCGGAAGGCGGCGAATCAATGCCCGGATGGCCCGCGATACAGGGCGCTGGGCAATTCAATGGCGGTGCCGGTTATGCAGTGGATCGGCAAGAGGATAGAAGAGGAGGCAAGAGATGATTGAGCGAAGCCCGCCCACACCGGTGGCAATGCTATTGGCGTGGGTGTTTTTCTGCTTGTTAGTTTGTTTTTGTGTTTGGCTTGGGCGGTTTATTTTTGTTGGCTATTTCGGGGGCGCTTGAATAATGGCGAGCTACACCATCTCAGACTTTGCAGGCGCCAAGCTTGCAATCATGATGTATCAGGGCATCTTGAAGGAAACCGCGGAAGCGCTGCGCGAAAACACCAAGGCGGAAATCTGCGGAGAGGAATACCACCCCGAGTGGGTGCAAGATTTGTTATTGAAAATCGAATCGGTGGGAGGTTGAACCGTGGAACGGATCATGGCGCGAGACCTGGCGGTTATGTGCGGAATGCACGTTTCAAACGTGACCCATTTATTGAACCGCGGCATCATATCACCACCCACTGGCATGATTAGAAACCGCCGGCATCGGTACTGGACGCCGACAGCGGCGGCGGCCAACGTCGTAGCGGTTGAAGCCTACCGGAAGTCAAAGATCCTACCGCCGGCGGCGCCGGAAGTGCGGGAATTCTACGATAACAACCTACCGCTGGTTTATAAGGCGGCGCGGCGATGGGTGCCGACGGGCATTGACGTTGAGGACTGGCAACAGGAATGCGCGCTAAACGTGTTACGGAACCTGCACAGTTTCGACGCAAGCAAGGGCGCGTTTTCGACATGGTGCTATCGGGTGTGCTGGTCAATAGCGGTTGAATATGTGCGCATGGAACGCATAAGGAAATCACTGGCGGCGCAATCCCTGCACACCCGCGGCAGTGATGGCGAGTCCTACACCATCGACATTGAGGACCACCGGCAGCCTGACCCGGCAAGGGCAGCGGCCCACCTGGTGGACGATGTGCGGCAAGGCCTGCGAAGCCTTCCAACGCGCTCACAGGAAGTCGTTATGTCCATAATCGACAAGGAACCGGAGCGAGCCATCGGGCGCCGAATCGGTATCACCCGGCAACGGGTGGACCAGATCTGGAAACAGAGCAAGCGGAAACTTGCTAGCGTGATGTCATCCATGGGGTACGATGGGGGAGAGGAATGAGGAAGGATTTTATAGAGAGGCAGCTAACGCCGGAAGTTCTAGGCGCGGCGCTTGAAGCCTTGGCCCACCAGTGGGCCGAAGCGGTGGCGGAAGTGGAACGGTTGAAGGCGCAGATTCAGCAAGAGCGGGCTACTTGCCGGTGCTGGGAAGCACAGCAGCCACCGGACCTAATCGACGAATAGGGGCGGCACCATGATTGACCTTCCCGAGCTGATTGACGCGAGCACCGGCACGGTGACTACCTGCGCAGACATTGCGCGGTTGGACGCAGTGCTTGAAAGCGGGAAGCGCCTTACCAGCGCCGACGGGAAGCAATTGCTCCAAGACCTTGCCAATCTGCGGTACCGGTTTGCAGTTGATCGGGTACAGCACCAAGTCATGGAAATTCTAAGCCGATCATGGGAAGGCGCCGACGAAGCGGTGGCGGATCTACTAGCGGCGCGGAAGTTGCTTCGATGGGTTTGCAGGGAGCATCAGGATATGCGAGAATGACTCAGCCCGCACCCGGGCCAGATCAAACACCGCTAGCCAAGGTTGTATTCAACCTTGAGCCCCCACCCTCCATTAACCACATTTGGCAACGTGGTTCCCGCGGCAAAGTCTTCCGAAGCCGTAACTACCTCACCTGGCTTCGCATCTCTCACCTAATGATCGGCAGGCCGGGAGTTTTCCCGGGCCCGGTGGCGGTGCGGTTATGGATGATTGGCGGGAAGGGATGGAGGAAGGGCAGGGACATCGACAACGTGCTAAAACCGATTTTAGACTTCCTAGTTCACGCCGGACTTATTCCCGATGACAATCATGAAATTGTGCAACGTATCACCATCACCTACAGCGACCCGCCCAAGGCCAAGGACAAGGCTTTTCTCCGGGTCCGCATCCACGCCATTAAGGGGTTTGCGGATGCAACCCAACCATAACCAGACAATCCTAATTCGGGTGCTGGTGGAGCGCATCGAGGAAGCCAGCGGCGCAATCTCGATGGAGGTCGAGGCATGGGAAACGTTTTGCCGGATGGTCCTTCCGGAGTTTTTCGGCGACAGGCCCGAAGATCCGCGGGACACAGACACAGCACCGGGTAGCGTCGAGAAAATTGATAAGATGGCCCAACGGGTGGCTAAGGGAATGAACCCGTTCAGTGAACACGATACCATCCTGCACCATCGGCACACCGCGGGCAGGGGGCTTGACTACCGGCTATCGGGGGAGATTGAATATGAAGATCAGGGACAGGATTAAAGAGCTTCGACGGGTGCCGGCTTGTGACCTGATACCCAACCCAAGGAACTGGCGCACCCACGGCAAGGCCCAAGCCGAAGCGCTTCAAGGCCTTCTCGCCGAAGTAGGCTTCGCCGGTGCGGTATTGGCCCGGGAAACGCCGGAAGGTTTGATGTTGATTGACGGGCACCTACGTAGTGAAACCGCCGGCGCCGGCATAATACCGGTGCTGGTGCTTGATGTGACAGAATCGGAAGCCGACAAGATCTTGGCGACGTACGACCCGATTGGCGCCATGGCGGACAGCGACGCGGCGAAGCTCGACAGTTTGTTGAGGGATGTACAGACGGGGAACCAGGCCTTGGCGACGATGCTAGCAGAGCTGGCGGAGGCCGCGGGGGTGATACCTGGCACGGAAGAAGGCCAGACGGAAGAAGTAGACGTGGAAGAATTTGAGTTTGATACGATTTGCCCGAAATGTAAATTTGAGTTTAACAATGAAAGAGCTTAGCGAAATAAGTTGGAAGCTATCGGACCTTGATTCAGTGCCTCAAAACGGCATCAAGGTTATGTCCACGTTTGCTTGTGGCGGCGGCTCTTCAATGGGGTATAAGCGGGCAGGCTGCAAGATTGTGGCGGCAAACGATATCGACCCGGAAATGGCGTGGCATTACAAAAAGAACCTTAACCCGCCCTTGTATTATCTGTGCCCGATTCGTGACTTGTTAACCGCGGAGCTTCCCGAAGAACTATTCGCCTTGGATATTCTTGATGGATCGCCACCATGCAGCACGTTTTCAATAGCGGGGAATCGGCAAAAAGATTGGGGCAAAAAAAAGCACTTTCGGGAAGGGCAAGCTTCTCAGGTGCTGAGCGATTTGTTCTTTGATTACCTTGACCTGGTGGAGCGCTTAAAGCCCCGCGTTGCCATAGCGGAAAACGTTAAGGGAATGATCATGGGCAGCGCAAAAGGTTACACGAAGCTTGTGATGGAAAGACTAAAGGAAATTGGATACAGGCCGCAATTGTTCCTTGTGAATGCGGCAGATTGTGGAGTGCCGCAACGCCGGGAGCGAGTGTTTTTTGTTGCTTTGCGAAACGATATTGAGGCGCCATTGTTAAAATTTGCGCCGAAGCACCGATGGATTGGCGCTGGCGAAGCGACAGGGGATGTGCAAGAATTGACAGCGGCGGAAAGAAAAGATTGCAACGTAACTGATTCAGCCAAGAAATACTGGGCAAAAACTATTCAAGGCGATTCGTTTTCGCGCATTGCGTCATTAGATAAAGGCAAGCCGTCACACTTTAACTGGATTAGGTTGCATGGATTGCAACCGTCCCCAACATTACCGGCTGAACATGCAAAGATTCATCATTGGACAGAATGCAGACCGCTTACCTACCGCGAATGGAAGCGACTCGGTTCCTTTCCTGATGACTACCACGCCAAGACTGACAAGATCGGCAAGTACATGATCGGGATGTCCGTACCGCCGAAAATGACAGAACAGGTAGCACGGGCCGTTATTGATCAATGGCTAAGGCCGGTAAGACAAGATGATTAGGCTGTTTGGGTTGTTGTGAACTGAGGAATATAGCTACTATGGGCGGGCCAAGGCTTAAGCAATCCGAAGTGTTTACCGTTTTAACGGCGTGCTCCGGAAACGTGGCGGCGGCGGCAACTCGTCTTGGGTGTACAAGGTGGGGGCTGAATGCTTTCCTTGAGCGCCACCCGCGGTTGTTGCAGCTATGCAAAGACTTCCGCGAAAGCATGGTTGACCACGCAGAAAGCCAGTTCAACCGGGCCATCTTGAACGGCGCCCCGTGGGCGGTGGCCATGGCGCTTAAGACCATCGGCAAGCGCCGCGGATATGTTGAACGGCAGGAAGTCGAGCAAGAAACCCGGGTGACCTTGGCCCAACCCGCGGAGGAACTAACCGATGAACAGCTCGCCAGGATCGCAGCCCGCGCCGGTGGCGCCACCGGCAGCGGCGGCGGAGCTTCTACGCCGGAGGCACGCCCGGCGGAACCTGGTTAGCTTCGCCGAGTACACGATGCCGGAATATCAGCCGGCATGGTACCACCACCTCATTGGAGAGCGCATCGCCGGCATGATTACCGGGCAGGCCCGGCGCCTTATCGTCAGCCTACCGCCTCGGCACGGAAAGTCGGAGTTGATCAGCCGGCGCCTTCCCGCCTTCCTTCTCGGGATCAATCCCGATGCTTCCATCATCGCGGCGAGCTATTCGGCAGACCTTGCAAGCCGGAACAACCGAGACGTTCAACGCGTGATGGATACGCCGGCTTATCAACGCCTGTTTCCCGAGACCCGCCTCAACGACGGCGGCAACCGAACCGTATCAGGAAGCTGGCTCCGGAATTCTGACCTGTTCGAGATTGTGGGCAGGCGTGGCGTATACCGAAGCGCCGGCGTCGGTGGCGGTATCACCGGCATGGGCGGGAGTTGGCTTATTGTCGATGACCCGGTGAAGAACCGCGAGGAAGCCGACAGCGCTTCTTATCGACAGAGTACGTGGGATTGGTACACCAGCACCCTTTCCACTCGGCAGGAAGCCGATGCCCGAATCCTGGTAGTCATGACCCGGTGGCACACCGAGGACTTGGCGGGGAAACTGCTAGCCTTGGCGCAAGCGGAAGCCGGCGCCGACCAGTGGGACCTGATCAACCTCCCGGCTATTGCGCCGGCGGAACCCGCGGCCTATGACAAGCGGACCCATGGGCAGGCTCTTTGGCCGGAACGGTTTGACCTGCCGGACCTTGAGCGGATGAAAGCTTCCATCGGCGACTACCAGTGGAGCGCCCTTTACCAACAGCAACCGCGGAGTGGCGGCGGCACCGAGTGGCCCGAGGAGTATTTTGGGAAGGCAATCTGGTTTGACGATTGGCCCAACACGATTACAGCCAAGACCATAGCGGTGGACCCGTCTAAGGGCAGGGACGGCAGGCAGGGCGACTATTCAGCAATCGTAATGCTTGGGCGAGATCGCGACGGCACCCTATACGTGGAAGCGGACCTTGCGCGCCGGACTTCCGAAGCAATCATCGACGCCACCCTAGAACACCAGCGGAACTTCGGCGCCACCGCGGTAGTGGTGGAAGCGAATCAGTTCCAAGAGCTCTTGGCGGTACAGCTATCGGAACGGGCCCGAGCTGCGGGCATGCCGATACCGGTGGTGCCCCTTCACAACAGCGTAAACAAGCTTGTAAGAATCCGGCGCCTTGGCCCCTACCTCGGGCAAGGCACCATAAGGTTTAAATCGGCAAGCCCCGGCACCAAGCTATTGGTGGACCAACTGCGAGACTTCCCCACCGCGGACCATGACGACGGGCCCGATAGTCTGGAAATGGCGTTGCGTGTTATGATTGAACAATTCAACGGCAGGCAATCAGCGGCGCCGGTGCGGAGGTTACGCGCATGACACTATGGGAACGCATCACCGGCAAGCAGCCACAACCCGCGGCGCCAAGCCCCCGCCAGGTTCGCGAAAACCTCGAGGAAGAGTTAAAGATCAGCCGGCTAAAACGCGCCAAGACTTTGCAAGAGTCTTACGCTGGCTCCGATTATTGGCTCACCGCATATTCGGACATCTTGGCCCGGTATCGCGACGGTGGAATGCTTTCTTACCCGATAAGTCAGCCCACCGACAGGCGGTATGGTTCCAACTTCCCCTTCTGGTATTCGGAGCAGCAGCTTAGCCTGATTCGGGCCCAAGCCCGAATGTTGACCACGATGAACCCCAACGCGCAAGGCCTGCTGAACGGCCTTACGTCTTATGTCATCGGCACCGGCTACACCTATAAGGCGCAGCCGCGGAAGGGTATCGATATCGACCAGAGCACCATGGATCGGGTGCAGCGCATCATCGACGAATTCTGCGAGCGGAACGCGTGGTCCGAAATGGAGCAAGAAATCTTCCAGCGAAGCCGCGAGGACGGCGAAGCCTTTATCCGGCTGTTCTACCAAGAAAACGGCAAGCTCAACATTCGCACCATCGAACCGGAGCAGATATTCCAGCCGCCGGGGCATGAGCTGGCAGACTGGGCGTACGGCATCAAGACGGACTTGGACGACGTATTCAACGTGCGGGCTTATTACGTTCACTACCTGGCGCCGGGTGGCAAGGAAGATGCCCGCGACGGCATCGGTGAAGAGGTGCCCAGCGAGGACGTCGTACACATTAAGTGCAATGTGAAGCGGGCCATCAAACGCGGGCTAAGCGACTTCTCGTATGAGACCCTCGACGCCTTCATGGTGGCGGCGAAATTGCGCCAGAACCTTGGGGAAGGCGCCGCGGTGCAAGCGGCCATCGCGGGTATTCGCCAACACGACAACAACACCGTGGGACAGGTGGAGACCTTTAACGCCGGCATGACAGACTACAGCACCTTCAGCCCGGTGACGCAGAAGGAGACCGACTACCAAACATTGCAAAGCGGTTCATTCTTGGACATCCCAAAGGGGATGAACTACGTAACGCCACCCGGAGCGGCGAATTCAACCGCGCACCTCGAGATATTGCAAAGCCTGTTAAGAAGCGCCGGCAACCGTCACAACGCGCCGGAATGGCTTGTCAGTGCCGACGCAAGCAACAACAACTATTCAAGCAGCCTTACCGCGGAGAGCCCCTTCCTTCGCAATTGCCTACGCCTGCAAAGCTTCTACAAGCGGCCCTTCCTGCGAGTCGTTACCGCGGCAATCAAGAACGCGGCCATGGCGGGGCGCCTTCCCGGCAACATCTGCGAACTGATCGACCTTAGCGCAACACCGCCAAGCCTCGAAACCCGCGACAAGAACGCCGAAGCGGCGGCGAACCAGATCTACGCCACCATGGGGGTAAAGTCGGTGCCCACCATTGCCCACGAACTAGGCTTGGATTGGGAAACCGAACTGGCCAACCAACAAGAGTACCAGCAGGAATCGGGAGCAGCCGGAGCCCTGCCGACAGATCCGGCAAGCCTCGGGCCCGATGATGACCAAGGCGTGACGGAAGCCGCCGGCGGCAAATACGACCACATAGATTTTACCCCGCCACAGGGTGCACGGGAGGCAGCCAAGCGAGCCCTGGAAGTGCGCCAAGAAAAGCCAGCCAGTCAGCGAGGCATGACGCCGGTAGGCATCGCCAGAGCGCGGGACCTCAGCAACGGCGCCAAGCTTTCGCCGGAAACAGTCCGGCGGATGAAGGCATATTTTGACAGGCACGAATCGGACAAATCAGGCGAGACTTGGGACGAGCAAGGCAAGGGGTGGCAGGCGTGGATGGGGTGGGGCGGTGACCCCGGCTACGCTTGGGCGCGGAAGGTAGTCAAGCAGCTTGAAGCCGCGGATGGAGCAACCGAAGGACAACGACCCCGGTGGCAGGTCTAACCAGTGGGCAGCGTATTCAACAGCAGGATGGCGGCACGGGTGGGCGTCAATCAGGCGCGCACCCTGGCGCATGCCGACGCGGTGGCCGACGGCATTGACGCCAAGGTAGTGCGACTATGGAAGCGCGCCTTGCGCCTGATCGCATTGAAGCCCCTTCCGGTGGATGCGCGCACCCAGCTGGGGGCGATCCTGCGCGAGATTCAAACGCTCACCGTTAAGGGACTGGATGCAGGCCTCCGGCAGATTGCCAAACGGGCCCACACCGCGGCGCGGGAGGAAGTCTTGGCCGAAGCCCCGCGGGCAGTCATCGCCACCGCCTTGACCTTGGCAGCGCCGGAAAGGCCTGACCTCACCGAAGCCCGGCGCCTAAATCCAGAACAACGGGCCCAAGTGGAAGCACAATTATTCCCCGCCCTTGACCATGACGAAACCACCGCAATCATCACGCGCCCAACCAACGGCCTGACCTGGCAGGCCCGCATCGCGGCCCAAACCGCCCTGGCGCCACCGGAGCAATTGGCCAACATCGTCATCCAAGGAATCAGCCAAGGGCAGACAATCCAAGCCATGGCGCGGACTATGCTTCCCGCGGTGCAGGGTGTCAGAACATCGGCGCGACGGGTGGCACGAACCGAGGGGATGCGGGTGGCGCACGAAGCCCGGATGGATTGCTACAGCGGCCTTGGGGACCTCGTGGCAGGCTACCAGATTCACGCAACCATGGACTGGCGCGTCAGGCCCCACCACGCGGCAAGGAACGGCACGGTTTACTATGTGCGACCCAAGCCGGGGCAACAATCCACGACGCATATGCCGCGGCCCCCGCTCGAGGAAGATGGAACCGTGGCCCACAATTGCCGGTGCTATCTTACGCCTGTTTTAGACGTTGACCCAGACATCGAAAACAACCCCGCGGCGCGGGCCTTGTTCACCGATAACGACCACAAATTGGTCCAAGACCCCAACGTCTATTCGGATTGGTTTGCCAACGCCAGTGACCAAGAGCGGCGGTGGGCAGTCGGGGCGCGGCGCTTGTCGGCAATCACGGCAGGCCTTCCAGCCGGGCAGGCGCCGACGTGGGCGCATTTCATCGACCCCACCACCGGGCAGCTTCTGCAATTGGAGCGCCTGACAGCCGAGACGCCGGCACGGCGTGAAGCCCGAATGAACCGGGTGGCGGAAGTCCTGGCGGAGCGGGAGCGACTAGCCCGGCAGGTACAACGGTTTGGCTACCTCACCGCGGAGGACGGAGGCGAACCGTTACCGGTGCAAGACCTCACCCCGCCGGCGCCCCACCCGTACACGGCACCGGAAAGCCCAACGCCGGAAGCGCCGGAGCCCTTGCCACTACCGGCGCCGGTGGAACAGGACAGGATTGACGCCGAGCAAGAGAAGTTCAGCCGCGAGGCAGGCAAAGGCGGCGCCTTCCAAGGGGAGGCAGTTAAGGCCGACCCGACGGAGTACATCCCCTTCCGATGGGAGGCGACTAGGTTCCCGTTCAAGCTTGAAGGACCCACCGGCGTGGCAGTATCGCATGAGGTTTACAAGCCTGTTTTGCGACCCGGCGGGAAGCTTGAGAAGGACTCGGATTCAATGCTGAAAAGAGAATGGCAAGAGCTTATGGAGAAGGACAAGCTCACCATGGCGGACCTTCAGTACGCCGAAGAAAAAACAACGCTCACGGCATCTCCAGACGGCACCCGGGTTCTATTGGCAACACCGGAACAGGCAGCCAAGGCCATGGGGTTAAAGCCTGCAAAGGTGCGCGAGTATGACCAGATCGCCGCGGCAACGTGGCGCATTCAATTTGGCAAAGAGATCTTGGCATCATGGCAAGAGAAGGCAGACCAAGCCGAAGAAATTTGGCGCCAGACTCGAGAGATGGAAGGCCCACCGCCAACACGGTACCCCGAAGGAGACCAAGGCAATAACCGAGCGTGGATTGTTGACGGCATTATCTTCCGAGTGTACGACGAATCCGAACAGCCGAAATTGACCCGCGGTGTGAAGACGGCAGCGCTCAGCCTATGGCGCGATAAGCAAGCCGAAACACTGCGATGGGCGGTAAACATACCGATTGACCACCGGGCCTGGAAAAAAGAAATCAAAGCCGTAGCGGATCAGGTGGAGAGCCTAGAAAAGAAGCTCCGTGGGAAGGTGGACCGATTCGGGGCGGCGCTTGACGTGATGACGCCGACAGGCCCACAAGTGACGGCGCCGGCGCCACCGCCACCACAGGTAAACGTGGTACGGGGCGAAGCCGAGCCAATGCCAGACGGTGTCGACGATATAGCGATGGACAGGTACGGCGAGGTTGTCAACCTGGCGCAACGGGCATTTGGCAAGGGCACTAAAAGCTTGCCATTGTTCAACGCGCTAGGAGAGCTTAGCGGCGAACAAATGGCCAAGGTGGCGCTACACGTAGGCATCGACCCGGCAACGCTTCCCGAGGTTTTGGTAGGCACTGGCAAGCGCCGAGACTATTTATACGCGCAGATCATTAAGCGGCAGCCTGAAGATAAGCTTATCGACGTTGAAGCTATTTCAGCCGGCGTTGACCCGCAAGCGCTTCGATCCGTAGCGGAGCAAGGCTGGGCGTTTGAACAGTCGAAATATAAAGCGGAATTGGAAGCCGTTAAGGAAGTAAAGGCCCAGTACAAACAATACACTCGGATGGCCAGCGCCGAAGGCAAGCCAAAGCCGTGGCCACCGCGGAACAGTCCGGCATGGAATGACAGCGTGACCTTTCCGCATTGGGACAAGATCCTACCGAGCCTGCAACGGGAATTTGAATGGTCCACCCTATTATTCGGCAACCCGGAAGCAGACCTGGCGGCGGCAGGCGAGAACGTAGAATCGAGCGACCCGTCGCAAGTCTTATGGTCTATCCTGATGCGCCACCAAGCCGGTGGCATCGAGAAGCCCGACAAGGTGGCATTCTATCGAGATCAAATCTATTTAGTGCGAGACGATCCAAGCTTTGCCTACGATCCCGAGCGCCCCGTTGTTCCTGTTTCAACGGAGCCGTTCAATTGGGACGATGACACGCCAGCGCCGGCAGAACCGCCGATGCAACCGGCGGAAGAGCCGGAGCGAGTGTGGGACGATGAGGAAGGCGAATGGGTGACGGCGCCCACCGCGGTGGCAACACCGGACCCCGACCCGTGGGACGATGACCCATTCGCCCGCGGCGCAGTGGCGCCACCCCTGGCGGCGAAGCAGCCAGAACCCGAAGAGGATGAACGCCGATGGGAAGATGAAGAAGGCGAAGCTAATTGGGAACCAGCCGGGGCAACCCGCGGTGGCGACCCATGGGACTTCCCGACGGAAACCGCGGCGGCAGAGCCCGCGGAAGATGAACGCCGATGGGATGAAGAAGAGGAAGAAGGCGACGCCTACGGATACAATCCGTCGCCACAGGAAACCGTTGAACCGGAGCCAGCGCCGGAGCCCGAACCGGTACCGGAACCGAAGCCAAAGAAGCTTCCGAAGTACATTCCCGCGGGCCGGTTGAAATCCGACGCGCAAGTGGTATTCCCGGCACCGATAACGGGCAACACCGGCGCCGAACTGGTTTCGTATGAGTGGGCCTATCAAGTAGAAGATGTGCAGACAGCCGATGACGTGGTAGCAAAGAAGGTGAGCAATTGGGACCGCGCAGACGTGAGCGACGAAACCGGCAGACTGATTGTTCACAAATTCGAGGTTCGAGGCGCCGATGGAACGCTTAGGCTGGTAAGCCTAGAAACCGCGGCGCGCCTGCTCGGGTACACTCCCGGACAAGCTCAAGACATTGCGAACATTGCCACTACCGCTAAGACATATGCGAAGATGCAAATGGCAATCAGTGTGCTTGATGCGGCAATCAAAGAAACGGCAGAGATTAAGGCGGAAGTGGATGCGATGGAGCCACCGCCGGTTATTGAAGTGAGCAGAACAAGCCCAACTACTAGGAAGTGGATGATAGGCGACGTTGAGATGGGGGAACGGTTTGGCATAATGGCCGGCGACCACCCGTATGAAATCGGCGAACCAATACCGGCGGAACTGGTCAAGCGCGGGCAAGACTTTTGGCGAGATGCGCAGCTTGCGCGCAGAAAAAAAGAATCAGGGTATGAAAGCTACGAGGCGTTTGGTTTTCGGCGAAGTGAATTAGAGAAACGAGCGAAAAAACTAAAGCTAAAACTGGACATAGCAATCCGGAAGGCCGGAGAAAAAAAACGACTAGAAGAGGCAGTCAGATTGGAGCGCCGAGCACTCCGGGCAGGAATCACGCTGGGCGAAGCTTTTGGACCCATACGGCACCGATGTTTATACTTGAACCCCATGAGAAGACCAATTCACGAATCCGTCTTGAGTGGCCGCGGCATCCGAGTCAATCGGGAAGCCGGCACCATTGCCAACGTGAAGATCTTGGGCCTTGTCAGCGAGAATGGGCGCCAGTACCTTCCCGCGGCAATTCAAGCGGCGAAGAAGCTTTACGAAGGCGTTCACGTAAACATTGACCACCCGAAGGATTCGCCGGACCAACAACGCAGCGCCTACGACAGATTCGGCAAGCTCACCCGCATTCGGTGGGTGGAGGGCGAAGGCCTTTACGGGGACCTGGTGTACCTCAAAACCCACCCCATGGCGGAACGGATCTGCGAAGCGGCGGAGCGCATGCCAGACGCCTTTGGGATGTCTCACAACGCCCAAGGCGAAGGCGAAGAAAATAAGGACGGGGTATTCGTCGTAAGTAAAATCGTGGAGGTGCGGCACGTGGACCTCGTAGCAGATCCGGCAACAACCAAGAGCCTAAGCGAGAGTAAGAAAATGAAAAAAGCAACAGCGCCAATTGAAGAAGCTAGCAGCGAAGACATGAAATTGGTTCAAGAATGGCAGAAGCTATACCATACTTCAATTGACAACGCCAAGAGCGCGAAAACAAAGCAAGGCAAGATAGATTGGGAATACTTTGCAATCCTTATTGCAGGCATTATGAAAGACGCCGGTACAAAAGCAAGTAGAGGGGAGCCGGTACCCGATCCCAAAAATTACAAAAATGGAATGTTTTCAAAAATCAAACCGACTTCTACGGATTTGCCCGAAGCCACAGGAGCAACAAAAATGGACACAGTCGAAATCGTTTCGCAATTGAAAGACCTTCTCGACCAGCTGGCCATGAGCCTTGGCGGCGAGGAAATGCCTTCCGAAGAAGCCTACGACGGCGAGGAAACGAAGCCGGCGATGGAAGCCGAGGACGAAGAAAAGAAATCCATGGATGACGAAGCCACCGAAGGCTACGACACCCCGGAAATGGACGAAGAGCCAGAAGAAAAAAAGAAGCCTTCCATGGAAGGGCGCCAAACCAAAGCCATTCGCAACGCTCGCAAGCTCTGCGAAGCGGTAGGCTTGAAGCCTTCCCGCGAACTGCTCCAAGACCTGGCTAGCATGCCAAGGGAAACCGCGGCGCGCCAAGTACAGCGCCTTGCATTGGCGCAAAAATCCAAAGCCCCCCGAAGCGGCAGCTATATGACGGAAGGGCGCACCGGCGCCACCGACAATAACGGCATTCCAACCGGGCCGGCTCTATTCACTTGGCTAGCCAACTAATCACAAACACAAGGGAGTCTCATCATGGCATTTGGTGGATCACGTTTCGTTCAGCCGACTATGACGCGCACCGTGGTATATGCGGCCAAAGGCGGAATCGCTATTGATATTGGCGACATCCTTTACCTCGACACCGGGGACGGATTCGCCAAGCCGTTAAGCTCCAAGGTGGCTTCCGGCACGGTCAACACCGATCAAGTGTTTGTCCACGACAACATTGTTGGCGTGGCCCGAAGCGCCAGACTAGCGGCGCAATCTGCAAACGGCACCGTCACGGTTGAAACCGATTGCATTTACGAAGCCGAATGCGCAAGCCAAACATGGGTAGCGGGTGCACTTGTCACCGCGTTCAGCTCAGGAGTTGCGGCAGCCGGCGCGATTAGCGACCAAAAGGTTGACACCACCGCCTTGACCACCGAGGCCATCGGCGTGGTAGTGGCCAACTACCCCAGCGCCACCACATCGGTACGGTGTCGCATCTACGGCAAAGCGGCCCGCCAAGTATTTTGATTTACAATACGAACCAACGGAGTACACCCCATGAATCCTGTTAAGATTCGCAGCCTCTTTGAATCTCGCTCAAAACAAAGCAATGGCCGGTGGCGCTTTCTCACCGAGATGAAGCAAGGCCTAGGATTGTGCGACGCCAACGGCAACGACCACAGGGATCTTGCGGGCAACCGCATCCTAAAAGAGCGCGCCCTTCGCCCCGAATCTTTCAGCCTCAGCGAGCTGGCCGAGGGAATCGTCGGGCCATCATGGCGCAGTTTGTTTGCGCCAGACAGCCAAGCCTTGAACCGCTACACGACGGCCCGCGCCCTGCTCGACACCGGCGACCCGCGGAACCTGCTTGAAAACACCGGCGTGGGTATCGACCCAACCGCGTTCTTGAACATCAACACGTTTACTTCGGTAGTGGGTGGGCTTGTCGAGGTAAAGATCCTCGAGGCCTTCAGCAACCCGTCTTTGATCGCCGACAAGCTTATGCCCGCGGAGCCCACCAAGCTTAACGGACAGAAAATCATCGGTATTAGCCGGATTGGCGACAAGGCCAAGGAACGCAAACCTGGAGAGCCTCACCCACGCGCGCAATTCGGCGAGAAATGGGTACAGACCCCCGAAACCGCAGAGTTCGCCCTTGCGGTGGAAGTTTCCAAGGAAGCCGTCTTCTACGACTTGTCCGGGCAGGTTCTTCAATCCGCGGCGGCGGTGGGCGATGAAATCGCATACCGAAAAGAGCTTCGGGTGATCGACCTCTTTATCGGCGCGGCCAACTCTTTCAATTGGTCCGGAAGCGCCTATAACACGTACCAGACAAGCCGGACCCTTGGCTACCTGAATGACCACTCCAACCCGCTCACGGACTGGACGGCTATTCAAGCGGCCATGATGCTGTTCATGCGTCAGGAAGACCCGGCAACCGGCAAGCGTATTTTGACCAAGCCGGATACGATTGTTGTGAATCCGGCGCGCATCGCAACGGCCAATTTGATTATGGCAGCAACCAGCACCGAGCGCAGAACCGGAGCCGGCGCAACAACCCCACAGACAACGAGCAACCCCTTGAACGTATCAGTGAGCCCCGGCGCACCGTATACGGGCATGGAGATTATCACCTCCCCATTGCTTGAACAGCGCTGCATTGCAGCCGACGGCTTGAACATCTCGCAAGCCAACGCCGACGAGTATTGGTGGGCTTTTGAGAGTGGCAAGGCCTTCCGTTATATGCAGAACTACCCTCTCAGCGTCAGCCAAGCGGCGCCGAATCAGTACGAAATGTTGGACCGCGGTATTGTTGCGGCTTACTTCGCCAATGAGAGGGGCGTACCATCGGTGTGGAGCCCTTGGCACATCGTCAGGAACAAGAACTAATGAGCGCAGTACCAGCGAAGCAACCCAAGCAAGCACCGGCGGCAGAAGCGGCCCCGGTGCTTCGCATTTACGAAGTCTCCGGGCAGTTCACTCCGCGGCGCCTAGTGGAAGCTTTTAACACCGTAGACGCCAAGCGGCGCTATTGCGATATGTACAGTCTCGCCCATTCGCGCCCCCTTGTGGTAGTGGAGCCAGACCATGCCAACACCGGCGGATGATATCGGCGCGGCCATCGCAAATGTGGCGGCGCAGATTCGAGAGATAACAACCCAGCCCAAACCCGACTATTCGGTGGGTGGCCAGTCGATATCGTGGGGAAGCTACCTTTCCATGCTCACCGAGCAATTGCAGAAATTGCAGGCGGCACAGCAGAGCCTAGCGGGCCCGTTCCAAAAGGTTACACGGATGCGGCCCATATGAAAACGGCCATCATCGACACCTCCACAAGCGGAAATAACGTAATCTTGTCGGGCATTCCCGGCAAGAGGTTTCGCGTTTACGCTTATATTTTGTTTTCGTCGGCGAACAATTATTATATATGGAAGTCAGGCGCCACCGCATTGAGTGGGCAATTGCACATGAGCGCCAGCAGCAGCGCGGCAATTCACCTTGGCGACAATTGGCCCGCGGGTGGAATGCCGGTGCTCCAAACGGGAGTCGGCGAAGATTTGATCCTATATTCCAATGGTGCCCATATTGCGGGTGGACATATCACCTATGGGGAGGTTTTGGCGTGAACCTTTCCATCGGGGTGGCACAGGCCTTTGCAGCGCTCACCGGACCTGGCGGCAGGCCCACCGAAGAGATGGACCAACGGCAGGCTAGTAAGCTGGCTCGCGCCGCGGTTTACCTTATGAGCCAACACCAGCGGCGCCTTAACAAGCCGGCGCCGGCAGTACGGGCCAACGGCAGGGTACGCTATACCGGCGCCTCACGGCCCGGAGAATATCCAAACAAGCGCACCGGATTCTTGCAAGCCAACGTAACATTCGCCCCGACAGACATTGCAGGCATTATTGCGGCGGGCAGGGTGCGCGTAGGACTGAGAAGGAACGCCTTCTACGGTGCAGTGTTGGAAGTACGATACCGGCGCCTTGGGCTCAAAGATACATTGCAAGACCTGCTCCCACAGCTTCAGGCCATTACCGGGCAGGGGCTACAATACCAAGTGACAGATTCGTTCATTAACTAAGGGAGGTTTCGTTATGCCAAGCCTGATTTACAATTCATGCCTCGATGATACGGTTCGCGGCGCGATTGATTTTGACACCGACACCTTCAAGATGATTCTCGTAACGTCTAGTTACACCGCGGCCAAGACTCACGCCAAGCGCTCAGACGTTACCAACGAAGTCTCTGGCACCGGCTACACCACCGGCGGCAACGCGGCGGCGGCGACCTGCACCAAAGACAACACAAACAACCGCGAGGACATCACCTTCGCAATCACGTCTTGGACTACGGCAACCATCACAGCCCGCGCCGGTGTGATTTACAAATCTCGCGGCGGCCTTGCAAGCGCCGATGAACTGGTGGCCTACGTGGACTTCGGCACCGACGTGACCAGCACCGCCGGCACGTTTTCGGTGACGATCTCAAGCCCGCTACGCTTCCAGAACTAATAGCCTGGAGCGCGTTTCATGGCGCTTACCCATCATTACCTATTTGATACCGCTACAGGGTTTGCTGATTCTATCGGATCAGCAAACCTTACTGCTGTTTTAGGTAGCATCGGATCTTCTGGAAAAATCAATCAATGTTGTGATTGGACCTTTAGCGGCGGATCAGCGGCGGCGACAGCAACTGGAGTATTGCCTTCAAGCGGCAGTGCGTTTTCGGTGGCGTTTTGGTTGAAAACTACCACTTCTTCTATGGTAGATGGAAAATTTATTTACAATAATTCAACCGGCTTCAATATCGCCTTTCTTGCAACCGGAGGAGCTGTTGATCGTTTTCTTGTTCAGTTTTCATCAGCGTCAATGTTTTATGAAATTCAAGACGTAATCTCTGTAACTTATAGCAATTTTAACCATTTTGTAGTTACTTATGACGGAACCGGAACATGGAAAACATATTGCAACGGTAGCTTAACAGGCACCACAGCAACAATGGGGGCGCCACAAACAAGCGGCGCCTTTATGGTGGGTCCGGGCTGGAATACGACATCGTCAATGGATGATTTGCGAATCTATGATAATGCTATTGATGCAACAGAAGTGGCATTTGTTTACAATAGCGGAACAGGAACTCAAGCGGCAAGCCCTGGCGCGGCAACCGGCGCCGGCGTAACGGTTACCATGACAGCCCCAGCCGGGGCGGCAGTCGTCCCAACCAATGGATCGGCGACGGGTGCAGGCGCCACAGTCGCGATGACGGCGCCGGCGGGAACGGCAAGCGCTGCAACCAACGGATCGGCAACCGGCACGGGGCGCACCGTCACCATGGTGGCACCAGCCGGATTGGCCCGCACGTCTTGGATTACCGAGCCCATACCAGCCGTTACCATGGTGCCACCCGAAGGCCGGGTGCGGATCGGCGCCGAAACCATCGGGCCCACCATCCTGGTGACAATACCGCCGGCAGGCCTCGGCGCCGGCGGCGGATCGGCTAGCGGCACGGGGCGAACCGTCACGCTATCGGCGCCGGCAGGATCGGCAACGGGCATCGCGGCAAGCTCCGGCACCCTCGGCACGGTGGCCATGACGGCGTCGGCAGGAACTGCGGCAGGATCGGCGGCGGCCAGTGGAGCGCCTGGCACCGTACCGGTAACGGCGCCCACCGGCGGCGCAACCGGAACGGCAGCTATAGCGGCAGCCTTGGCAACCGTTACGGTGACGACTACCGCCGGAAGCGCAATTGGCACCGCGGCGGCAAGCGGAGCGCTTGCAACCATAGCGGTAAGCACTACCGCCGGAAGTGCAAGCGGAACAGCAGCAGCCACCGGCGCGGGGCGAACCGTAGCGGTATCGGCACCCGCCGGCACCCTGACAGCCTCGGCGACAACAGCCGGAGCCTTGGCAACCGTCACGATGACGGCGCCGACAGCGACAAGAACCGGCAGCGCAACGGCAAGCCCGGCAGGCGTGACGGTAACGGTAGCGGCGCCGGCAGGTGGATCAATCGGCACGGCAAACGGCACCGGAGCAATAAGCACGGCAACCATGACGGCACCTGGCGGAGCGGCCCGAGTATCGGTATCGGCAGCCGGAAGCCTTCCAACGGTGGCCATGACGACGGCGGCGGGAGCTGCAACCGGCACGGCATCCACAACCGGCGGCGGCGCAACGGTGGCCATGGCGGCACCGGCAGGCGTGGCCCGGGCCTCAGTGATTGCAGCCGGCGCACCTGGCACGGTGACCATGACGGCAACCGCCGGCAGCGCCACCGGCACCCTTACGGCGCCCCTTGCCACCATCGCCATGGTGGCACCTACCGGCGCAGCCTTGGCCATTGTGCGCGGTATCGGCGCCCTTGGAACGGTGACCATAACGGCACCCGGCGCCGGCACCATAACGGCCAACGCCACCGGGAACCCTTCCGGGGTAACGGTGTCGGTTATCGCTCCGGCGGCGCGGGTGGCACCGATCACAACTGGCGGCGGTACTAGCGTCTCAACATATGACCTGCGAAGGGCGGGTACTAATCTATGATGACCTACTATGTGGGCGACGTGGTACGGTTAGAAACTGTTTTCAAGAACAGGGACGGAAGCCTCACCGATCCCGCGGTGACCCTTACCATTGAACCGCCCACCGCGGCAACCATTACGCTTACCGGCGCCAGTATTACCCGAGTTTCGGTGGGCGTCTACCGCTACGACTACACTACCACCGAGCCCGGCGCGGTTATGTATACGTGGGCCGGCACCGGCGCGGCCTTCGGCTCTAGGCTTGGAACCTTCCGCGTTGAAACCGCGGCGCCGGCGCGCCTGTTTCAGTGGAGCCCCGCCGGCGATCATATGGTAGTAGATAACCTCGAGATAGTGACCCTGATTCAGCGAGACGGCACCACCATCCGGATACCGCGGGCACTCCGGCTACCTGGTACGGTGGACCTAGCAGATGCCGGCAGTATGTCGGCATATGGCAACGCTACCCAGTGGATCATATGGGGAGCAGATTGTCCCGCGGCGCCACAGACTAACGGCGCCCTTGTCGATGTATACGGCAACCGGTTTCGCATCAATCGAGTTTCGCATACGGTGCATTCCAATTGCTGGGAAGTGGAAACAACAGCCGACGCGGGGGAAACGTTTTGAGCAAGTTCAGCGACATACTTGGCGCGGTTAAAACAGCCTTGGCAACCGTCGGAGTGCCGGTGGTAATACGCAAGCGAGCCATCTTTCTTGAAGGCGACAAGCTTCCGTTGATTGTGGTCTCACCGGGGCGGGAATCAGTAAGCATGGAAACGTTTGGCGGGAACGTGAATTACGATTACACGGTGAACGTTACCATGGTGCAGGCCGGAAACCGCATTCATGAACCCGACGTGGTGGCGTGGTTGGATCTGCGCGAGAATGTGCGGAATGCCTTGTACAAGGTGGCGCTTGCAGGCGTGGCAAGCGTGTTTGATACAATGATTGAGACATCGCCAGCCTTGGAGGTAGTCTCGGGCAGCGTGAACAATTACGACGTTTCAGGAATGACCATGACCTACCGCAGCCTAGAAGCGCGGGCAAGCTAAGGGGGGGATATCATGCCGGTGACGAGTACCAGTTTCGCCCATGGAAAAACGGGCAGCGTATTGGTGAACGGCGCTTCGCAGCCCCTCACCGATTGGAGCGTGGACTTCAAATCAGACGCGGTGGAAGTTACCAACTTCCTTTCCGAAGGCGTCACGGAAAACGTTGCCGGCATCGCATCGGCAGACGTTTCAGCCAGTGGACCCTATGACGGCACCGCCGGCGCTTCGCCCGGGCAGGATGTGACGTTCTTCCTCGGCGTGGGCGGCGCCGGCTTCACAGTCAAGGCCCGCATCACGTCGGTAAAGGTTGATCTATCGGTGAAAGATGTGGCCAAAGTTTCTTACAGCGCAACTAGCAACGGCATCTTCTCCGCGAGCCCCTGATGCCAGTTTTACCGGGGAAAACCGGGTTTATTTCAGTGGCGGGAGCTAGGCTCCCGTTCACCACGTGGTCGATTAAATTGCAAAACGAAATCGAGGACGTCACCAACGCGGTGGAAGGCGCAACGATTGTGAGCCTTCCGAACATCTCGTCTATCGACATAACAGCCGAGGGATTTTGGCCCGGCACCCTCGGAATTCGGGAAGGCACCGTGTACACGTTTGGATTCGGTGCAACCAGCGCCGGGCCCGTGTTCGCCATTACCGCTATGGTGCGAGATCTTACAATTACCCAAGACGTGCGCGGGGTGGCCAAGTTTTCCATCACGGCACAGAGCACCGGCAACTTCATAATCTTATTCTAGGTGGCGCAGTGGCAACAATCTCCGAAGCACTTGGCGCGCATGCAGCACCGCGGGAAATCAGCCTTGGCGGCAGGCTCTACCGGTTTGGCTTAATTACCCAGCGCGTGAAATCAGAATACGAGCGCTTTCTTACCGGCGCGGCCATGCAAGCGATCACAGACTTCCGCGAAGTCTTGGGCGAGGACGGTTATTCTAAGAGCCTCGACGGAATCCGGCGCGACATCGCCTCCGGTGTGTTCAGTTGGAACGGCCCAACGTTTGCGGCAAGCCTTGGAACGGTGCGCGGGGTATCTCAGCTATTGGCGAGCGTTTCATTCGACGTGAGCGCCGGCAGGCCCTGCACCGCGGATGAAATCGTGAGCCTCACCGTTGAACACGACGTGGAATTGAAACACTTATTTCAAACAATCTTGGAAGAGTCATTCCCGCAAAAAAAAACGACGACGGCGCCACCGGTGCAGAGCCAACAGGCCCAGCCATCCCGCCCAACGCGTGGGCGCTCTACGCCAACCTCACCGGCGAACCGTACCAACTCACGTTTGCCCAGATCGCAGAACTAACCGACAGGCAGATCATAGAATGTTATTATCGACCCCGTGACAAGGATGGCGCCCCGTTACCGGTACCGGTGGAGCATGAGGAAGCGGTGCTGACACCGGCGCAACAATTGGAGCGAGAACGGCTAGAATACTTCGCAATGGGAATCAGTCTAGGGATTAATCAGGCCCAGCTCGAAGCGGCGTGGCAGAAGAAAACGGGGAACAACCATGGCGGCCAGCATTGACATGACGGCGGCAGGTGGGCCCGGTGGCGGCGCCGGTGGCCTCGGCGAGCTAATCACAGCCTTGGCGCGGTATTCGGCGGCGCTTGAAGCCATTGCCGGGAGTATGCCCGATGCCACAACAGGCCCGACGGCAGACACCGCGGATACGGGACGCAAGACCATGGCGGCGCCCGAAGCCGGCGGTGGTCTGTTTGCATCGGTGGGCGAGTTTTTCAAGCGTCAAGCCCCCATGGCAACGGCAATGGTGGCATGGTTGAAGAAGAAGCCACCGGCGACACCAACGCCGGAACAATCAGCCAAACCCGTAGTGGAAGCAATCAAAGAGCAGGAAGCGTCAACCGCGGCAGGAGCGGCAGACGCAACAGGCGCCCCAACCGTAGTCATCGACCCAGCGCTACAAGCGGCAATTGACGCCAACACCGCGGCGCAATTGGGGCTAGAGGAAGGCCTTGCCAAGCGCCAAGCAGCAGAGGCAACCGAAGCCGAAGCCATGGCGCAAGCCCTTCAGACGCCCACCCAAGCAATGGCCGACGCGCTTGACGAAGCGCGCAAGGCAACGGCGGCGGCGGCGGCAGAATATCAGGCGGCAGTTCAGGCGGCGGCAGACGCAGATCAAGACCTGGCGGAAGCGCAAGAGGCAGCCAGCGCCAAGGCCTTGGCCCAGCGTAAAACAGACGCCAAGGCGGAACACGACGCAGCGCTCAAGGCCTTGGCGACACCTAAGGCAAAGGCGCCTAGCAGCTCTGGCCAAACATTGGCAACGCCAGCGGCACCGGGAGCAGCTCCGGCAGGTGGGGCAATGGCCAAGGCCGGCGGAGCAATAGTTAAGGCCGGCGGCGCGGCAATCGGAGCGGCTACCGGCGGCATTGCAGCCGGGGCGGCGGCATTGGCGGCGGCGCCGGTGGCGTTCCTTGAAATGGTGCAAGGCCTGGCGGGGAAGATTGGCTCATTCGTTGACGCGGTGAACCCGGGAATCATGGTGCAGCTGGACATGGCAACGCGGGACCTTACCGCGGTTATCGGTACAGCCCTGGCGCCGATCATGCAAGCCATTGTTCCAATTATCAAAGACCTGGCTTCCGCATTGCTACCGGTGGCGCGGTTGGTGGCGGAAACGTTTGGTCGAATCATCGAATCGCTTCAACCGGCAATCGACGCAATAACGGAAATTTTCTTCATCGCGGCGGCAACCCTCATGCCTATCGTCGAAATGGTGGGGGACATATTTACAACCATCGCCCCGATATTTACCGCATTGGCGGCGGTGGCCAAGGCCATTTGGCTAGCATTTGGAACGCTGGTAACGGCGCTTGTCGGCATCATGCGAGACCTATTCGGTTTCAATGTGGGTGACGTCTTGAAGGACTTCGCCGAAGGCGTGCAGGTGGCGATGAATAACCTTGTGGCGGTATTGGTCCGCGGCATTGCAAGCCTTATGAAGTTTTTCGGGTTCACGTCGGCGCTTTCCAATCTCACCAAGTTTTTTAAGGGGCTAGCGGAGCCTAAGGCAAGCGCCGAAGGGATCGCGGCGGCGCAGAATGCACAGGTAAAAAGCATCGAATCGGTAGGCAGGGATGCGGCACTGGCCGCGGTTATTGCTTCGGTGGTTCCTGGTGGCAAGGCCGGCAAGAAGCCGGAAGACTTCTACGCGGACATGGTGGCGGAGCTGGAAGGCATCGGCGGCAACGGCACGGATTTGGTAGCGGCAATCAATGCCCTTCCGGCTAAGATCGCTAACAGCGTGGCAAGCCTGATTCCCAAACCCGTGAAATCGGCGGTGCAGGCGGTAGGCTCCGGCATTGCAACGGCATACGATTACACAATTGGCGCAGTGGGCCGCGGCATTGGCTCGGCAGCCGGCGCCCTCATTTACGGGAGCTAATCCATGGCTTTTGAATTCGTGGAAAGCCTCCGGCAAGTAGCAAGCAGCAATCACAACATGGGTGGAAGTAAAGCCACCATGGTGGGGTTTGTCGATCCAGCCAAGTATGATTTGCCCGATGTGATTACGGAAATAATCGGAAGCTCTACCCCCAAGGGCAACGGCGCCTTGATTCGGGTGCTACCATTGGCGCACCCCCAGTTCCCGTGGTTATTCGCCGAAAACGTGGCGATCTCCGGCGTAAGCTTCGACGTGAACGGAACTACCTCGGAAGTTTATATCAACGGATTGGAAGCACCGGCGCTTCCCAACTTCGCCAAGTATTTGCTCTACCGGTGTGAAATAACCTTTGCGCCAAGACCCTACGCTGTTTTGAGAGATACGGCAATCGAAGTCGGCAAGATGGATTGGATTGACGACAACGGAGTATCACAAAACAACACGTGGGCGAAGGAATGGGACAGGTTTGCAGACTACGACGAAGTGCCTTCCGCGGAATTCATAACAGCGCAGCAAGGGCAATTCAAGTTTAAGGCCCAAGGCGCCGCCGGCACCAACAACCCAGACGGCGCAACGCTTCCCGGGCAGGTACGAATAATTCAACGAAAATCAGGTCTAAAGATATTTTGGTATCAAGTACCGATTACATATTTAGAACCCAACAGCCGGCACTACGGCTACCTTTTTCAAGGCCTTGGGCACGTGAACCAGACCTACTGGAATTCATACGACCCGGGCACTCTATTGTTTCAAGGCATGACACACCGCCGGTACGTTCCAGCTTACCCGGGATTTGTGGGCCTTGGCGGCGGTGGGCCTCCGGCAATTGTTTCGCCATTGAAGCTTGTCGATCTTGAAATGACCTTCAGCAGATTCGACCCGGAAACCGACCCAGCGCACCAACCGCCGGCGGCAGTCGGTAACAACGTGACAGGTGGGCATAATCTGCTTCCGTGGTTTGGCGCCGGTGGCCGATATCATTATTACGTAGAATCGACATTGAACAAGAAACCGATCTACCCTTCGTTCCCGTTCCAATTGTTATTTACTGACCCCGACGTGGCGTAATGATGAAACAGGAACCTAAGCTACCATTGCTCCGGGCAGGCGAAGGCGCGACGCTTTCCATGAGCGGCAACGCAATTGAAATCGGCACCGCCGGCACCAAGGCAATAGTGGGCCGAATCACCGGCAGCTATGGCACCAGCGAGAGCGGCAACACGATTTATATGTGGGAAGAAATGACGGTGGCCGGCACCGGGCAGGATTATGAATTGAAAGAGTTTGGAATCGTCGGCGACGGCGAAACCAACCAAGCTTTTGAAATGAACAACCTGGCGGCGGCAACCGGGAAGATTGTAAGACTTCGCATACGCGGCGCCGGAAGTGAAAACCGCGGGCAGGTGAACTATGAATTCGACATCGGCGGCGGCGGTAGTGGCTCCACCATTTCATCGGTTCAATGCGTGGGCAATATCCTATATGTGACCTACGAGTGAAATCATGGGCGAAGTAAAGACCTTTCAATGCTGGGACAGCAAGACCTCGACCTTCTACGGCGCCCTCGCGCGCCCTTATTCGTGCTGCGGGTGGAAGGCGCCACCGTCTAGCGTAAGTGGGTTGTGGTATTGTTCCGGCGGTATCTGCGGAACATTCCCGACAACGCCAACGGCATTTACCCTACCGCTATCATCCCCATGCGGGGACGTTTACAGCTACTTTTCCATTAGTTTACCATTTAGTTTCGCGACAACGCTTAGCCTTTGCACAGAGCCTACCGGTGCAGTGGTGGGCAACGTCGGCGGTATTGGTCCCGGTATTTTCACACCGGCAGCCAGTGGCAACGGGTGCTCGTTTGTCGGTGGCGTTTATTATTTCACATTGGCCGGCACCCTTGTTCAAGGCGGCGCAACGTTACAGATAACCATCAACGCGGTGACAATGTGAACGGATTTAAGGGCGAGCTGCTGGCCGGGAATTGTCTCAACCAAGTAGACGCCGGATCGGCGTTTCCGTCGGTTTCGCTTCACGTGCTTTTCTACACTCGGGAAATCACGCAGCCCGTGGATTTTCAAACCGGTTTGTGTGGCAACAAGATGATTTTGCCTCATGACGCGGCAGGCAAGAACGCAATTCCGTATGGATCGGATACCGGGCTCCCCAACGGTGTGACCTTCCGGCAGAAGGTTAAATTCGACCTGGCAGACGTCGCGAGGTGGCTTCCGGTGGTGACGACGCCTTACAGCATCCCGGCGTATACGGTGACGTATACAGGCCCGCGGTTCACAATGCCCAACACCTACATCCGTTTAACCAAGCGCGGCCAAGCCAACGATCCGTTCCTTGCAGCCGGAAACGTCTATTGGCAGGATGCAACCGATACAACATGGGGCGAGGACTGGCTCGGGAACCTTATGCCCGGCGGGTGGTGTTATAGCAACCGGCATGTGGCAGAACCTATGATGGCCGACTCGTTTTTCGAGGATTCGTTGTCAGATGTGAACCGAAGCGGCACGGCAATACACGAAGATTTTACGCCATTTTGTGAAGCGCTCCCCGTCTACAACGAAGCCGGCGGATTGGAAGGCGCCTTCGACGGGCTAGCATGGATCGCGTTTTGGAATTTGGGAGCGGTTAAAAATCCAGTAAAGCCCCCCGACGATATGGTCTATATCGGGCCCCCTCCGGTTCCGAAGCTTGACCCGAAGCGGCAGATATTGGTTCTCGAGGTTTGGGTCTATTTGGCCAAAAATAGCAGCGGCAAGTTCCTGAAGAGTCCGCGGGTGGCGGCGCTTCGGTATTGGACCTACACCCGAATCATCGGCGGAATAACCACCCCGTGGGACCCTTACCTGTTTTTCGGCGCCGGCGCTTCGGTGGGCGGAAGCGTGGCGATACCGATTAAATTCCCACTACTTCAGAACGCCAACAATCCGGAGCAACTTACGGAGCAGGTGGCGTACCTTTCGCTTTCCAATCTCAAGTTTTTTATTGGTGCTTAATGCCGTTTGAAATTGGAACCATCAACCTAATACCGCCGGAAGGGGAAGCCCGCGGGAACCACCGGTTTGCCGTGGCGCAGTATATTTGCGCACCCAGCACGGCGGGGTATTCGGTGCCGATCACGTTTGATTGTGCGCTAGCGTGTACCGCTATCGGGTGGCCGATGCAGATGGGAATACTTTACCTGACCTTCGCGCGCGACCCGTCTACGTGCCCTTCGGTGGGCACTGGCCCTTCCCGATACATCCCCCAGCCGGTAACTATGGGCCTCGGGTGTTTGCCACAGACGCCGGTCCCGGAAGGCATTTGGCAGGGCGAAGCGAACCTATCAACCATCCTGATTGCAGGCACTCCAAGTTATGGCATGAGCTGGCGCTTCCGGGCCGTCATGGTGGTAAATCCAGACGCAAGCCTCGGCCTATCGGTGACCATGGAGCGCCTGGTGCCGGCGGTAGAATTCGCACCCCCGCCGGCGGATGGAAGCAACACCTACGTTACCTGCGGAACCTTCGGCGTTACGCTTAACAGGATCTTGGACCCATTGGCGGACCCTCTCGACAGGAACACAACGTGGGTGATGGGCCACCCCGACCCGATACCGTTCACACCTTCCGGCGGCTATTGCGAGACAGACATACGCTCGGCGACGGCAACCATTCAGCTTATGCCCTACCGTTTGGGATGTAATGGCAAGGCGGAGAATGGCCCCTTGTCAGATTGCAGCATGGACACCGGGAAGCGCACCTACTCTTGTTTGGCGGCGCTAGTCAAACCCGCGGCACCCGGAACCTTCAGGCCCCAGTGGAGCCAATTGGGCGTGAACCGCACCGGTGGCCGGATGGGATGCTTCCGCGGGAATAATTCGGGCACCGGATTGTTGCCACCGGTGGCGGCAAACCTCAGCCCAACGCCGATATACCCAAGCCTGGCGGACCTTCTCAACGTCGGGTGCGGCGGCGAAGACCCGGTGAACGGCGCCGAAAAACAACAGATACAATACACGTCGGTGGCCGGTTTCGATTTAGTGGTTAAATCCGTGGCCAAGGGCGCCCCATGCGTGGCAATCCGGATTCCCGGCGGCGCTTGGACCGTCGGCACCTATACGCTTGACCTTGGCGTGCTGGCCGATAGCGGGCATTGGGTGGCGACGGTGACGTTTGGCGGCGTGGCAGGCAATCCGGTAGTGATTTTATACGGGCTAGAATTCCCGTCGGGAGTTACCGCGGAATGCGTGGACAATGCGGTAGCACCATACGCAATGGTGGCACCCATGGAGCCAGCGGCAACGTATCAGGTGGAACGGCTGGCAATCATCGAGCGCATGAAAACCCGGGCCGCTACCGCATGCGTGCACCTCGGGGAACTGATTGACCCGAAGCCGGCGTGTGGGTGTTCGGCGCTCCACTCATGCACCATTCACGGGGAGTGCGTGCGGTTCGGCGCGCAAGGCAGCCGGTTCAAGTCGTGCTCGGATTGCAGCGACTACCGGCAACCATGATATGATGGGCGCCAAACCTTCGGAGTACGTAGATGGACCCGACATGGATTCAAACCGTAGGACTGCCGACGGCGGCATTGGTGGCAATTGGCTACGGCGTTTGGTCTACCTCGCAGTGGATCGCCCAACACCTTATCATCCCCATTCGTGACAGACACTTTGAGTTCTTGCACAGTCTAAGCCAAACCCTTGAAACAATCGCAACAACACAGGAACACATGGCGCGGGAAATTACCGAGCTGGCCCGTTCCAACACCGAAATCTCGCGCATGAATGGGGCAAAACAATGACGTGGTTAATACTGGCAGCCCTGGCGGCAGACCCTACGGTGAGCCTACCGCCGGCGGTAGCGGCGAGGCCGGGGCGCCTAGTGCAGATTGCAGCGCGCACAGATTGCAAGCTTGTTAGGTGGTACCTGGCGGGAGACGATGCCGATCTTATCGTCATGGAAAGCACCCGAAGCGCAATCTTTTCAGCCATGGCGCCGGGGCGGTACAAGATCTTGGCGTGGACCGCGGCGGGAGACGCCCCCAGCGAGGCGGCGGTATGCGTGGTAACGGTGGGCAGCGCTCCACCGGCGCCACCCGGGCCAGTGGTGCCAACGGACCCGCTAGCGGTGGCATTGCAGGCGCTGCTTGAAGTTAATCAAGACCCAGACAAGGCAAAGCAAGTGGCGGTATTGGCCGACGTATACCGCCGGGCAGCCAAGGCGGTAACAGATCCCGAGATCAAAACAGCCGGCGACCTGTTCACGTTTGCGCGCCGGCAGGCCCTAGCGACATTGCCACCCATGGCGCTAGAAGCCATTCGCAATAGATTGGGAGAGGAACTAGCGGCGGTATTGCCGACAGACCCAGACGCGGCGCTCACCCCTACTATTCGCACCGCGGCGACGGAAATTTACAGCCGGCTGGCAAAAATCTTGGAGAGCTTGAAATGATGGTCGATTATGTGCCGGGGTGGGTGGACGATCCCGAAGCGGTGGCGGTGGTGGCCGGCGCCCAGCCGTTCCCGTTTTTCAGCATGACGCCCGCGGCGGAGCGAGAAACCATACCGCCGGAAGCCTTCCTCTGGAAAGCCCGCGAGACCATCACCGGCAAGCCGTGGCCGGGCAGGAATCAGGGACAGGTGGGAAGCTGCGTAGCGTTTGGGACCGCGGCAGCTATCGAGGCAACGATGGCCGCAGAAATCCTGGCCGGCGAAGCGGAAGGCATTAAGGACCTGGCGCAAGAAGTCATTTACGCTGGAAGCCGGGTAGAAGTGGGCGGCGGCAGGATTAGCGGTGACGGTTCGGTAGGCGCGTGGGCCGCGGAGTTTGTGCGGCGGTGGGGCGTCGTGGATCGGGAAGTCTACGGCGCCGAAGATTTGCGCCAATACGATGAAACACGGTGCCGGCAATGGGGACGGACTGGTGTACCCGACAGCATTGAGACGGTGGCGCGCCTTCACCCGGTGCGGGCCGTTACGCTGGTGAAAGACTTCCGGCAGGCTTGCCAAGCCTTGGCTAGCGGGTACGGAATCGCAATCTGTTCAAGTCGCGGGTTTGTGTTCCAGCGAGATGCCGACGGCTTCGCACGCCCCGCGGGAAACTGGCAGCACTGCATGGCGCTTATCGGCTACAAGAACGGCAGCAGGCCCGGCGGCTTTATCTGTAACAGTTGGGGCGACAACAAGCACACCGGACCCTTGGGCGCCGGCAACCCGCCGGCTTGTGGGTTTTGGGCTGATGCCGAGATTGTTGATAGAATGCTAGGCGCGGGGGATTCGTGGGCCTTTTCTGGTTTGGATGGATTCCCGGCGCGTCGAATCAATTGGAGTATCTGATGATGCTTACCCCATACCCAACCGACTTCCCAACCTATGCCTTAGGCCTGCTTGTGGATTGCGTCAAGGGCGGCGACATTCCCGCGCCGGTGCTGGTCCATGCGTGCTGGAATGTGGCAGGTTATGCCCTAGCGCAAACCCTTGGCGGTGGGCCCCTGATTACAGCCGACCCGGTGGCCGACAACCTGCAAACCGCCGGCGACCTGGCGGTGCTTGAGGCAGCTATCGAACAAGAACCGACTTGCGCGCAAGCGGTGCAAGGCCTGTTCCCGTGGTCATTGGTTTTGAGCATCGCAATTCGGATTCTCACCAAGCAATTGGGGCTCTGATTATGAAATTTGCAGCCATTAACGCAAGCGCCAGCGGCGCCAACGCAATTGTTGCAGCCGTTACCGGTAAGCGAATCCGGGTGGTTTCCTATGTCATCGTTGCAGCCGGTGCGGTAACGGCGACTTGGCAATCGGCATCAACGGCACTATCGGGCCCGATGAGCCTTGCAAGTTCCGGCGGCGCCTCGGCATCGGTGGGAATCCTTGCACCTGGCGGCGCGTATGGTCTATTTCAAACGGAACCCGGCGAAGCTTTAAATCTTAGCCTCGGTGGCGCGGTAAACGTTGCCGGGCATTTGTGTTATATTGAAGTCAACGTATAACGGAGCGGAAGTATGCCAGATATTGACCTCGGCGGCGGCAACACGTTTTCAGCGAACAACGGCGGAGTGAGCCAAAACGATCACGACAGGAACCTCGCTTTGGCAATTGAAATGCGGGAAATGGAAGTTTACCAGTATCAAATTAACATCGCAAATTATGAAGGAATTTTGGCAAGCCTTCCACCGGCGCAACCTTGGCCCCAACGGCTTCAATCCTACCGCGGCATGAGTCGGGACCAACTAGCGGCAAACATCGAAAGCGATGCGGACCTCGAATTAGCTTCCCAACTATCTTTCAGGGATGAAATTAGACTGCGAATCAGGACGGAGCGCATGGAATGCGCCAAGTCCCGAGCCATGCTTGAAACCGCAGTAGCAAGCGCTCCGGATATCGCAAAAATCAGGGCGTTGATTACAGAAATCAAAGCGGCGCGAGTCAATTCATAGGTGACGTATGCCACAAGAAATAATAGTAGGGCACGCAATAACCCCTTTTGTTTCGGCATACCCATGGTCAGCTAGCGGGTTTGGCGCCAAGTTTGCCAACCCTTCGGTGCTTCCGAGCGGTGCGTGCTATTCTGTTAGCCCAACGCTTGGCGCCGTTGTTTTGGGTTCAATTTCGACACCTTCGCTTGCAGCCTACGCGTTTTCTAGCGGTGGTTGGGGTTCTAAGTATTCAAACCCAGCCGTTGCACCTGATGGTTCGTATGGAGTGGCGTATCATCCAAGCGGAAATTATATTGCCTCCACAGGATCGGCAAGTCCGCGAATCCATGCCTATTTATGGTCGATTTCCGGGTTCGGCACTAAGTTTGCCAACCCATCAACGGTGCCAACCGGGCAAGCCTACGCAATTGATTTTGCCGAATCTCAAGTAATAGTTGCTCACGCAACAACCCCTTTCGTTTCAGCCTATCCATGGTCGGCTTCTGGGTTTGGAACCAAGTTTGCCAACCCGGGTTCTTTGCCTCCGGCGGACTGTTACAGCGTTTCGTTTTCTTCCTCCTATTCCGAAGTTGTTTTAGGGCACAGCACTAGCCCTCACGTTTCGGGCTATCCGTGGTCATCTTCCGGGTTTGGCACTAAGTTTGGCAACGCTAGCCCTTTGCCCGGCAGCGCCAATTCAGTGCGAATCAAAAATAATATATTGGCCGTCACTATTAGCGGGACACCGTATTTGCGCGCATACGGATGGTCTTCTTCTGGTTATGGTTCTCAATACTCCTCCCCTTCTTCTCTTGCGACTGGGTCGGGCAACAACGCAGCTATTTCAAATTCCATCGCATTGGCTCACAGCACAACGCCTTTTATTAGCGCGTGGGATATTGGTTACGTTACCAAATTTGCAAACCCATCGACATTGCCAACAGGTAACGGGCAGAGCGTCGCATTTACCCCAGAAACAACACCGGGAAACGCAACCGGCGCCGGAGTAGGTATTGCAATTGCTAGAGCAGAAGGCAATGCTATCGGCACCATTGTTGCCGGTGGCGGCATGTTGTTACTCGGCGTGGGGTAGTCTATGGGATGGTTCCTATTTGCGGCGCTTGTAATGGCGCCAGCACAGAGCGCGCAATCTTCGGCCCAAGCCTCAGCACAGGCAGGGCGAATGGCCCACAGGGGCGGCAGTTACCGCTATGAAGGCGTGGGGTTCTCAGCGGCAAGCGCCGGGCAAGCTATCCGGAATTGTTGCTACTATGGGCAGCGGGTGCCAATTGAAATCGGTGTGGCGCGTGGTCGAAATGGCTGGTATGCGTGTGTGAGGTACCGATGATTGCTATCGTCTGGTTTGCCCTAGCGGCGCCACCATGTCCGACATGACCCGGGGCGCCTTCACCGGTTCGGCGGTACGTCGCACCGATAAGGAAGCCTATCGCAAGGCCAACACCAAGGCCCGGGCCCACCAAGCCGGCGCCGATCACTTGGCAGGTGCGGCATGATTGACGGCCTGCTTACTTCCACCATGCGAATGATCTTCGGGGCGCCTCGGGCCTCGGGGTGGAGTGCTCTTCGCAACCGGACCCTTAAGGGCGCCGATTGTTTGGCATGCGGCACGGATCGGGACCTTGAAGCCCATCACCTGGTACCGGTGCACATTGCGCCGGAATTAGAATTAGAGCCCACCAACCTGGTACCGCTTTGCAGGGATTGCCACTTCATCTTCGGGCACTTGAAGTCGTGGACCAGCTACAACGAACACGTGATTCAGGACGCCGGCAACTACCGGCGGCGCCTCGAATGCAGGCCTTGAACGTTGTTTGGCCCACCCAAACAACAAACCCTACCCCGTGGAAATCGTAAACTAACATACGCAAACCATTACAACGCAAGGCCTTATGGTTGTTTGGCATATGCAAACAGCCTAAACTAACAAGGGGCGCCGATGATTAAGGGAACCATGGTTACCTTGGCGGCGCCGGAGCAGGAATTGGCCCGAGCCATGGCAGCACGGCGCGCCGAATGGAGGGCGCGTCAACAGGTCCCCGGGTGGGCTATCGGCGACGGAAGCCGGGCTGGGGCGTGGCAGGATCAAGACCTCTTGGCGAGCTGCTCGGAGCTGGCGTTCTGCAAGCTTGCAAACATATACCCGGAAGGAATCAAGGAAGGCGCCGGCACCGCGGTGGAAATAGATTGCAGGCTTCCCAACGGTGACGGCGTGGACATCAAGGCCACCCGCTACCCTACCGGGAGCCTTCGGGTTTCGATGCGGAAATACAGGCCCGCGGTAGAACGTACCTGGTATGTGCTGCTGACAGGAACCGGGCCCGAATCCGAATGGGTGTTCCGCGGCGCCATGCGGCCCGCGGACCTAATCACGCCGGAGCGCCTGACCTCATTCGGCGGTGTCGATCACCAATACATTGCCGACCAATCTATCCTAATTGACCTACCATAAGTCACTTGTTTGAACAGCCCCTATGGTGTATATAGGGGCTTCCAAACAACCAAACAAGAAACCATAAGCCCAAGCCGATTAAGGCTTTGACCCGTCATCTTTACCCAAACAAACACCGGGCCTTGTTTGGCTATCCCAAACAAGCCACCAAGACTTGATGACGGCGCAAACGGCACCGGTGAGCGTGGTATTGTTTGCCTTAGCCAAACCTTGGAGCGCCTGTTTCAACTCCGGCGGCACCCATACGGTGAGCTGGGTTCCGCGGCGCCGGCGGTGGGTAGTGTTCTGCGGGAGCCTGGGTTCCTTCCGCGCGCGGGCAATCCCCTCGGCGGTGGCAAGGCACCAGACATGCTTCCGGGCACTCATGCGAATGGGTGGCACGATAGCACCGCGGCGAACCAGGCCCCAAACCGATTGGGTGGTTATGCCCAGCATCGCGGCAAGCTCCTTGGCGCTGACGACTTCAACCAAGCCTTCTAAAGCATTCATCGAAAAATTCTCCGGTAGTGAAAAATTTATTGTACCACAGCTTGACAGTGTCGCAACACCGACTAGAATTTAAGCATGGGACCGAAGGACGGGACCAAGACAACGCAAGCGGAGAACGGAAAATGAACAAGCAGCACTGGATCGCAATTGGAACGGTAGTGGTTCTTCACAACATGGGGCAGAAAACGTTTGGAATGATTTGTGATCGCGAACAAGAAAAATACGGATTGGCTTATACGGTTTTAACTGACGAGCACAGATTTGAAAAACATTTCAACATTGCCGATGCAAACATGAAAGGAATTGGCTGGAAAATTGCAAACGATGAAGAGATTGCTTTTCGCGCCAAGTACCGTAACTAAGAAAAACTTCCGGGCCCGGAAAAATTCTTCCGGGCCCTCTTGACAGTGTCGCAACATGGATTAGAATACAGGCATGACAGCGAAGGACGCAGTCGGAACGCCAACACGGAGAACGGGACCATGAGCCAGACTTACTTTTCTTTCGTCAACACCAACTACAACGGCAACGTCGATCACCGTTCCGATGATCAGCAGTTTATCAAGTTCACGGGCTTTATTGATCAGAGCACCGAAGTCGATGAAATGCCCCAAGCCAACAGCCAACGGTACGTTGCAATCACCGAAGCCCAAGACATGGGCGATGATGATGAAAGCCTGTTCTGGTCGGTGGGCATTATGATTGATGGGGAATGGGCCGGCAAGGTTTACGACTGCCGGAGCGAGGCTTCAGCCCAACGCCTGGCGGAGAAAATCGCCAAGAACCAAGGCCTGACAATTGAGACCTACTAAAAAAACTTTTCGGGGTTCCGGAAAAATCTTCCGGAACCTCTTGACAGGGTTGCGACGCTGATTAGAATACAGGCATGGAACCGAAGGACGGTTTCAAGAAAACGCAAGCGGGAGACGGACTCATGGCAAACATCACATGCGGCAAGTGCAACGGTTCGGGCCAGTTTCATCTTAAGGTAGTTCAGAATGGCCGAGTGGGAGTTAAGGTAGATATTTGCTACGCTTGCCGCGGCAAGGGCACCATGACTGAGAGCGACATTAAGCGCAACGATATTTACTGGAAGTACAATTTTGTTCGAATTGCAAACGGCGGTTGAAACCCACTGATGAGCCCCGGGGCGCCGGGGCGAAACCCTTCGGGGTCTGGGTCGCAAACCTTACGGAGATTGAGAATGAATCGCTTCACCTTTCAGCTTGGCTACAGCGTATTGGCAAACGGCTACAACGGCACGCGCCGGGTGGACGCCGAAAACATCGAACAGGCCATTCAGATCTTCTATCAAACGTGGGAGCGCGACGGCAGCCTACGCGAAGAATTGGGCGACGTTTGGGATTTACACCAGTGCATGACTAGGGAATGATTGGCAGGCCTTCCCGCCACCCCCACCCGGTAGATACCACGTGGGGAAACCGGGCAGGCCTGGCGCGGGGTGCGTGGCCCCGGGGAGCTTCTTTGTTGCAGGCCTGCCCACTTATTTCAGGAGATGGAAAGCCA